AGGATATGCGCTCAAAAACCCTAGTTTAGTTTCAACTATGGTGTCTTTAACCGCTCAAGAATTTCAAAGACAAAATTCTCTGGGTAAAGAAGATATAAAAAAAGTTTCAACAAAATATGTTAAACCGAATTCATCATTTCAATTTGTAAATAGTCCATCCAAAAAACCAAAATTTAAATTTTCTAGTTTTGGAATTCCAGTTGGAGCAACTTTACATTATATAAATGATTCAAAGATTACTTGTACTGTATCAAATTCTAATAACGATGTAATTTTTAACGGAAAAAAAACTTCTATGAGTTCTATTGTAAATTATTTTTTGGGTGGATCTAATAGAGGAACATCTTATTGGACTTATAATGGTAAACTTCTTGTAGATCTTTATAATCAAAAATATTGAGTGTAAAACCGAATAATAAAGTAGGGAGTTCAACACTCCCTTTTTTTGTAAAAGTGTTATAATTAGTATTGGATGCCTTCGGGGTCCACAAAATACAAACTTGCTTAAAAAGGAGCTACCATAATGACTAACCTTGCACGATATACGTCTGCGGATCTTCCTGCCCTAATGGATAGGATTACTCGCAATAGTATTGGAATGGACGAATATTTTGATCGTCTATTTAATCTTCACGAAACTACAAATAATTATCCACCTTACAATTTAATTCAAGTAAATAGTGTTGAATCTCATTTAGAGATCGCACTTGCAGGATTCAAAAAGGAGGAAGTAAATGTCTTCACAGAGTATGGAAAACTTTTTGTCGAGGGGCAAAAATCAGATACAGAATCGGATAGGACGTTTGTCCACAAGGGTTTGGCTCAACGAAGTTTCAAAAGAGCATGGACACTATCCGACGACACCGAAGTCCGAGAAGTCACCTTTGAAGACGGATTACTTGTCATTCGATTAGGGAAGATTGTTCCAGAACATCACACACGAAAAACTTACCTATAAATAATAATATCTGTCGAATCCGCAAACTCTACAGATAAAATTGGGTGTCTTCGGACACCTTTTTTATTATAAATAGTAATGCGGATTTAACAGAATAGAAATGAACTATCTAAAGGTTTATTGTAACCTTGTAAGGAAAGTAGAGAATAGAACTTTGCCTGAAGGTTATATAGAAAAGCATCATATTTTTCCTAAAAGTATTTTTGGAAAAAATGATATGATAGTGGTGCTTACAGGTAGAGAGCATTATATTGCTCACATTCTTTTGCAAAAAATATGTGAGAAAAGATATGGATTAAAACATAAAAATACTCAAAAAATGTTATGTGCCCATATCAATATGAAATCAAAAGGAAGATATTATAATTCCTACTTATACGAAAATGCTAAAATAAAAAGAAGTGAAAGTATGAAAGGAGAACTTCATTGGAATTGGAAGGGTGGTGTTGATAAAAGAAATTGCCATACTAAAAAGGAAAAATATAACACAAATAATAATTATAAAAGATACCAATATATGTTAATATCTCCTGATGGCAATTTTATTAAAACAAATACTTTAAGAAAAACTTGTAAAGAATATGAATTAGATCATACATGTATGAGTAGAGTTATTAAAGGTGAAAGAAACCATCATAAAGGTTGGACTGGTAAAGTTTTGCAAAGTTTGTCTATATATTAAGTATCGTTGCCGCTGGGAGGTAATCTGGCAAAATCCAGGTTGACACCTCCCATTTTTATGCTATAATACTAACAGGTATGGAGTAAAAATGACAGTAAAACTTTTGTTGCTTAAGTCTGGAGAAGACCTAATTGCAGATGTTCAAGAAATGGTTTTTGGTGAAGATGAAGAGAAACGTGTAGTAGGATATTACCTTACTAGACCTTGTATCATAAAAATGATAACTCCCAATCTTCTTACGGAAGAAAATGAAGACAAAGGTCCTCAAAAAATGGGGTATCAAGTTACACTTCACCCTTGGATGCCTTTAACTGCTGATGAGAAAATTCCAGTTCCTTCTGATTGGGTAGTTACAATAGTAAATCCAACCGAAAAATTAAAAGAAATGTACGTAGAGGATGTTGTAAATTATGGAAAATCCAATCAAAGTAATGGTGCTGGTGAACAATCAAATTCTGATCAGTCAGATTGAAGAAGTTGGTGCTGATATTGGAGAACCAGATTGTAAATTAGTGAAACCATTTGTAGTATCTAAAGATCAAACTTTGGAACCCTTTCTAATGGGATATACAAAGGAAGATACTTGTATGATGAGTTCTGAAAAGATTCTGACGCTTGTAAATCCCACACCAACACTTCTTGAAAAATACCAGGATCTTATTAAAGAATGAGTCAAAATTTTTATACTAATGTTCAGTTGATTGGAAACCAGTTTTTGGTTCGTGGAGTAGAAAATGGTAAAAGATTTGAAACTAGAGATGAATTTTTTCCAACTCTTTTTGTAAATAGTAAAAAGGAATCAAAGTATAAAACATTAAATGGTGATAATGTAGAACCAATAAGACCTGGGACAGTTAGAGATTGTCGTGAGTTTTATAAAAAATATGATGAGGTTGATGGATTTAAAATTTATGGAAATGATCGATACATTTATCAATACATTTCAGAAAAGTATCCTGAAGACGAAGTAAAGTTTGATATTAGTAAAATTAAATTAGTAACTTTGGATATTGAGGTTGCTTCTGAGGGAGGATTTCCTGATGTAGAATCTTGTTCGGAAGAGATCCTTGCAATCAGTATTCAAGATTATACAACTAAGAAAATTGTTACTTGGGGAGTTAACCCATTTAATAATGTACGTGATGATGTAACTTATCACTGCTGTGAATCTGAATATGCATTATTAAATTCTTTCATCAATTATTGGATGGTTGATGTTCCTGATGTTGTAACTGGATGGAACATTCAACTTTATGATATTCCATACATCTGTAAACGATTAAATCGTGTTCTTGGTGAAAAGTTAATGAAACGTCTCTCTAACTGGGGACTTGTGACTGAGGGTGAAATCTTTATTACTGGACGTAAGCATATTACGTTTGATATTGGAGGACTCACTCAGTTAGACTACCTCAACCTCTATAAGAAGTTTACTTATAAAGCACAAGAGTCATATCGTCTTGACTATATTGCAGAAGTAGAACTGGGGCAGAAAAAACTAGATCACTCAGAGTTTAATACCTTTAAAGATTTTTATACGAAAGGGTGGCAAAAATTTATTGAGTATAACATCGTTGACGTAGAACTTGTTGACCGTTTGGAAGACAAGATGAAACTAATTGAACTTGCTCTTACGATGGCATATGATGCTAAAGTAAACTATGCTGATGTATTCTATCAGGTTCGTGTTTGGGATACGATTATCTACAATTATCTGAAGAAAAGAGATATTGTAATTCCGCCAAAAAGTAAATCTCAAAAGAATGAAAAGTATGCAGGTGCTTATGTAAAAGAACCAATTCCTGGTAAGTATGATTGGGTTGTTAACTTTGACTTGAATAGTCTATATCCTCATTTAATTATGCAATATTCAGTCTCACCGGAAACACTTGTGAGTATGAGTGAGATTAATATTCGTATTGCGGAATTGGAAAAAATGTTGTAGAGTATCCACACTTTATAAATAACAAAGTGTGGATACAAAACAAAATGCAATCAAAATATAATATAACAAAAGAGCAATTGCACCAATTGTATATCATCGAAAACAAGACTTCAAAAGAATGTGCCAAATTTTTTGGATGTTGTAATGGACTTATTAGATTAAAAATAAAAGAATATGAAATATATAAACCAAAATGTTTGCAGAATAATTGTAAAAAATTTAATATAATGAAAGAAAAATTGCACCAATTGTATATTGTTGAAAACAGAAGTAGAAAGGAATGTGCAGAATTTTTTGGGTGTTCGGATCCACTCATTAAACAAAAAATAAGAAAGTATGGATTGCAAAAACCAAAACATTTGCAAAGTAAAAATGTAGAAAGGAAGGAAACTTTATATTGCGAAAATTGCGGATCCCCATTTATTGTAAGTAGATTTAGAGCAACAAGTGAAAAATGGAAACTTCGTTTTTGTTCTCATTCCTGTTCGTCTAAATTTAGATATTTGGGAGAAGAGCATAAACAAGCAGTATTAAACTCAATCTCTGCTCGTAGACGGTGTAGAATGAAAGATGCTTTTGATGAAACTGCAAATCAGCAAAAAATAAATGAGATTTATTGTAAAGCAAAACAATTAACAAAAGAAACCAGTATTCCACACGAAGTAGATCACATCATTCCTATTTCAAAAGGTGGGAAGCATCATGAAGATAATTTGCAGATTATTACTATGAGTGAAAATCGCAAAAAACATAACAAAATTGTGGAGTTATGATCAATGTTAAATGATTCTTTGTTTATGTCTAATAAAGATGATTGGGAAACACCAAAAGATTTGTATGCTGTATTGAATACTGAATTTAATTTCAGTCTCGATCCTTGTTGTAGCAAAGAAACTGCCAAATGTTCTTCTTATTATACAATAGAAGATGATGGATTATCTAAAGACTGGAAAGGTACTGTGTTTATGAATCCACCATATGGAAGAGGGATAATAAATTGGATTAAAAAAGCAAAAGAGGAATCTGATAAAGGATCTACTGTCGTATGTCTTATTCCAGCAAGAACTGATACAAAATGGTGGCATACTTACTGTA